AATGTAATAGTCTCATCACCAATTAATACGGATCCAGTATTCTCCCATCCAATAGTAGAAGATACATCAATTCTATCCCCTGAGATCGCAGTCCCTGACAGGGTTTTTTCAAGCTTAGTTTTAGTAGATACTTTAAATGCACCATTAACTGTCTCAGGTGCTAATACGATATTATAAATTTCTTCACCATCTGATGTACCATCAGCAAAAACATTATCTACAGTAGAATCAGCATAACCATATTCTTCAGTAGCTGTCTGTACAATCTTCTTTCCGACCAGACTCTTTACATCTCCAGATACAACCTTGCACTTAAGTGCATAAACGTTGATCCAATCTGCTTCGGAAGATTTGTAGGTAAAATCTCTTGGTTTATATACGTCTGGTTTATTATCTGTTGATTTAGCAACAACAGTATTAAAAATAAACTTGATAGAACTTGTAGTTCCCTTAGATTTGTAAAACTTCTGAATGTTCTTGATCAGAGTTCTCTTATCTACTTCACCCCTAAGATATTTCTCAGGAAATGATCCAAGGTATTGATTCTCAAAGTTCTTAACTAATGCATATAGGAAAAGGTTACTTATGTTATAAACCTTCTGTCCAGCATTATGAGCAGCAGCAACCGTCGTTGTGAAGCTAGTAGACTCATATAGGTCTCCAAGCGATGTATTGCCACTGACGCCCCTAGAGCACTCTCTCAGCTCTGTGTCTGTTCTAGAAGCATAGAAGATGATCTCGTCATCAATTTTTACGTATCCGTTTTTCTTTGGAAAGCTCGTCGCATCTTGTAGTACAATTGTATCATCACTAGCAGAAATACTAGTGTCCAAGATATCAGACTGTCTAAGAATATTTTGTTCATAATAATCAATATCTGCGTATTTTTGGATATTGTTAATAACATCCAAGGTACCACCCTGTACCTCCTGTGCTTCATAATACTTTTGAACGAACTTACTAAAGAGTTCGTATTCATCAGTAATAAAAGCTGGAAGCTGCGTCTCAATGAGAGTAGAAATTCTCTTAGTCTTTACAGCAGGCATTTACTTTACTCTTTGTATGCAGTGAACGATGAATTAGCAACGTCAACGTCAAGATAAACCTCACGGAGTGCCTTGATATCGTTGGATTTGGGTTTTACTCTAACAGAAATGCGATTATCAAAGAAACTACCTTTAATGATAGTTAAGTTGTACATCATCAATTCACCTTTATCATAATCTATATCGCCAATTTCCTTGTCAAGGACAACCTTTTCACCAGTTACGCTATCTAGAGTATATAGGACAATTTTGCTATCCCTGTCCTCCAGATAAACGTCAAAATTAGGATACTCAGTTACTCTAAACCCAGTGGTAGACAAGACTGGATCATCACAGTCCTGATCAAATTCATTTTGGAAACATATCTCATAAAAGAAGGTAGAGTTAAGAGAAGGATAAAAATCCTTTCTCATTGTAAGAGAAGTTAGATTGGAATTGATTGTATTATCAGAATCATCAATTACACCTACCATCTTACTATATCTAAACTTACCATTAAACTTCTCGGTATCAGAAGTATCAAGATAAGATTGTACACCACCAATAACCTTGTCTCTAATCTGTGATGTTGTCTGATCAGTAGCTGTTCCATTATAATAGACCTTACTATTCATCTCAACATATAGAATAGAAGGATCAACTATCTTAGGTTCAACAGAAGCTACAACATACTGCTTAAGATCTGCAATAATCTTCTGTTTTGTTAAAGAAGTAAGATAACTTTGATCCGTTGGTTTCAATGCAATGAAAACTTTACCATATTCAGGTGGATCCTGATCCTCACCACCAAAAATAATGATATCACTAGTCGCAGGATAAACTTTTCTTACAATTGCCTCATAGTCCTGAGAGGTCACTGCACGCTCCTGTGTGCCATATGCCTTAGGAGCAGTATATTTTATCTTCTGAGTGGTTTCTTGCACCTCACCGCCTGAAGAAGCAACAGCAGAGGTGATGTCTGTAGTAAATGAGTTAGGAGAGACACCATTAGGGTTCTCTATCACACCACTAAAGACAAATGTCCTCACACCATTACTTGCAGGACCAGATGTGGTCATGTAAGATACTTCAATTATAGAATTGTCTTCTAGTTTTCTTCCTAGTACACCATCTCCCATTAAGACTTCATATCTTCCATCTTCAATCTCATCGAGGAAGAATACTTTTGAATTACCATCAACACCTAAAATATTGTCTGATACAAGGTATGGTTCGTTAAAGCTACCTCCAGTAGGGAATACTTTTACTCTAATTGTGTTGGTATCAATATTTTTATTGTCAAGAACAAATCTTTGACTCGTTGCTGCAGCATTAAAAACAAAAGTATCAACTACTTGCGACCCTTCTACAACAGAAACATTTGTAAATGTAGCTACATCGTTAACAACTTGTGCTTTTACATCATCAATTGTTACATACTGGTAGATATTATTGTCATAAGTCGCAATAAATCCTGTTCCTTTCTTAAGAATTAGTTCTGTATCAAGTGTTGGTGTATTATATGTTACAGTAAAAGAGACATACGCAGTAGGAGCAGTAGCACTTTTGGGTCTGTACCCTAGTTGCTTCGCAATCGCTACTACGTTGTCTCTCAAGGTGGCAGAATCAATGAATAGTTCATTGACTACCATATTAGTATTAAATGCCGTATAGTAGGTATTATACGCTAAGACATCAATCAGGTTTGCTAATGCACTACCTTCAAAATCATAGTCAGTAAATTCTGATTGTCCTCTCAAATATTCTTTGAGAGTTACTTTGATATCCTCAAAGTCTAAATTAGCAACCTGTGTATAAGGCATTATCGTGTACGCTCTAAGAAGAATTCCTGTGCCACTGGTCTATCGTTTCTTCCAATAATTGTATAATACAATTCAACATTATAACCATCGTTCTCCATATCTGGAAAACAAATTACTTCAGTAACAAATACCCTAGGTTCGTAACGAGTAATGCAGTCTGAAATTTTACTCTTAATAAGTGCAGCAGCACCATAATCTAGAGGTTGAAATAAAAGACTCCTTAAATCAGAACCTAATTCGGGTTGGAATAGTCTTTCTCCCTTACCAGTAAGAAGTAATGCGGTTATCGATTGTGTGATAGCTGCATTATCCTTCACCGTTACCAAATCATCGGAAACAGGGTGCTTCTTAAAAGTTAAACTCAGATCTTTAAATGTCTGAAAGGTGGGCATATAGACACAGCAAGGCTGTTTCTATTTAGCGACTAACGTCTGTGTTCAACCATACATTACCACTGATTGACACCCTTTCTTCCTCGCAATTATAGTATGGATACACTGCATGTAATAACCTAGACGGAAAGAATAACATTGTACCTTCATCCTTTTTTGTTAGCTGATAACGATACATGCATGTCTCTCCTAGTATATTCAGATACTGTATTTCAAATACACCATTTAACTTAAAGTTAGCAGTATTATCTTTGTTTTGTTCTTCGTAGTCTGTTGGTATCTTTAACCATATAACAAATGAATATGCTCCTCCATGATTATGGATAGGTTGATATTCATGTTGATGTTGGTAGTTTACCCAGAAGTCCCTAAGGAAGTATGGATGCTCTTTGTATATGTTCTCGTGCTTACCAGACTGAAAGACTTCGTTAAACTTATGGATTAATGGATTGATAGTATTAAACAGGAATAGGTCACCTATGTCCTTTATATTAATACTCCTATCCACATGCCCTATTAACTGTGGTTTAGCATCACTAACATGTTCATCAACGCACATCCATATATGCTTCAATTCATCAGCATTTAGCTTATGTTCCAACCATCCAACATTAGATGGAGTAATACTTTTTAACATTATATTTTAATCGTGGAAACCTGGTATAAACTCCCCTTCGCAATAGTCTTCTTTATCAAAAAGTTCTTCTTCCTTTACATTCTTTCTCTTACCTTTCTTACGTAGATAGCTATCAGTCTCTACTTCAGTAATAAGTTGCTTTTCTTCAGACATTTGTGAACCTCGTGTGTGGAAACCTTCTGATCCCCATGGATTATGTTTTTCTGTTGCTAGACGATACATCTTCTCGTGAAGACTTATCTCTGCTTCTGTATCCTTGTCCTTCTTCTTTTCATTATCAGTTGCCATTGGCCAATTATCGTAAGGGTGGGTATATTTGTAATTAGGGTCAAACCATTCATCATAAGGGATTTCTGGTAATGCCATTAGGTTACGGAATAGAACGTGTACTTAAGAAAGAGTTCTTCTCCTTTCTTAATCGGTTTAATCGTCTTCATATGGTAGATCTTCCCCCAATCCTCCTCTTCGTACCATTTTACGCAATTGGGGTCTTCACTGTGGTTTACGAAACCTCCTAGAGGTGTTCGCATGATGTCTTCATCCACAACCACGTGAGATATACCAAGATACATCATTGCTTCTATATCTTCTTTGGCAAAAAGACCTTGCCCAGCTGTGGGACTGTCTTTTACATGAAGTTCTTTAGGCAATGCTTGATACATGATAAAATAATTATTTAATATTTATGTCGGTGCCCCGCTCGGCGTCCAGTTATTTCATGTTCCAAGACAACACCAGACGTTCTTTCTCGCTTTCAGCAGGTAATGTGTAATGATGTACGTGTGACGGGAAGAATATTACCGAACCACTTCGTATATCCCTCGGAGAATAGACATCTACCCATCCTATGATATTATTGAAGGGACACACAAACTGCGTCGGTGTATGCTCCTCTTCATCATAGTCAATATACATGACTGCACTAAACCCTGTAGCTCCATGATTATGAATAAGATGCTGATCTCCCTTACCACCTTTCTCAAACCAATACGCATCAACCTCTAGAGGGAGATTCACTTCCTTCTTAAACTTCTCTAACTCATCTCTGATTACTAATTCAATTTTCGTCCATTCTACCTTCTTTGTTCGGAAGTCACTTGCAACGTACTCACCAGGGTCTTTCTTGAACTCCTGATGACTCGATAAGTCTTGCAGTAGTTTCTTCTTACGATCCCAATCCTCCGCATAAAGGTGAAAGATTGGGACTGCAAACATCGGTTCGATGTATTCAGACATTATCTGCCCTGACCACGGTAACGCTTCTTTGGTTTATTCGCAGAAGTCGCAGAATACTTTGAGTGCTTCCCCATACCCTGTCGAGTTTTCTTGGGGATTGCTTCAACGAAGTTCTGCCCTGTCAGCGATGCTTTTGCTTTTGCCATAAAAATTTGTTAAGTTTACTCTAAAGAGGAACGTATGTTGACCCTCCTGCTCCAACTACTATTCTATTCTGAATTACTGGAGATGTCAAGGACCTTTCTAGAGGAGTTGCTGGTGTTCCCTCTACAACATCCCCACCACCAGCAAAAGGAATATTCCTAGCTAGGCAAGGTACCTTTCCTTCGATCTTTACGAATCCTTCACCTCCATTCACCTTTACCTTAGCAGTTCTTGTTATAACTCCACATAGAACACCAACTCCTGGTACAACTGTACCAACAGTACCGTGTGGAATGATCATCAGAGGTGCTCCATTTGCTATAATGGTTGGGCATGGAATTGCGACTCCAAATGGTGTTTCGGGAAAACCACAATCTCCTCTGGTGGATGATTGATCTAATGTAGTAGCATCTGCTATGAATAAAGGTGTTCCCATTATACTGCTCTCGCAACGTTTAGTAAATCTTGTTTGATACCTTCGACATTATTGTGAAGGTAATCGAGGGTTTGACCGATGGTTTCGTAGTCCTCACTGGTCGGTCGCTTGTACATCAACGACGGATTCTCTAGCTGCGAGATCCGCTGGTCTAAGTTGGTCAACCTCTCGGACTGCCATAGGAGTGTTCTCTCCAATTCGTTCAACCTCTCCATTAACTCGTCCTTCATTGTTATCACCTGTATTAAAAGAATTCGACGCACGACTCTCGAACTCGTCGCAGAATGCGTCGAAGTTATTGAGGATCCTGTCGTAGTCACTGTAATCGACTTTTTGGGGCATTTTTTCCTGGGGAAATTTTTTTGCTTTTCGAGGTTTTTAAAAAACCATTTACAAATATATTTATCGGTCGTCTGGATACTTTTGTAGGTTAGGGACTTAACCGTTTTTCAAATCGCTTGGGGCTACGCTAAGGCAAAAAAAGGGGGCGCATCACTGCCCCCTGTCTGTTATTCACACATGCCCTAGGACTTATGTTTGCTGAGGTTCACATTAAAAGCGTGTTCTACAAACTTAATTGAAGGTGTCCGCTACCCGTGCCAGACTTACGGATGCCTAGGGCAGAGTGTTTATAACTCTGCCAGCATTTCATCCATTTCATCAGTGTTGATTGTGGAATCTTCCCAACGCACCCCGTCTGGTGTACGTATCCCACAAACTTCTTTCAGTGTTGGGATTAAATCGCTGTAGAAATCAAATTCCCTTGCGATGCTGTAAAGACCCTCGTCATTTCCTAACCATAGGGCGGCATTCCATGTTTCATAGTTTGCCCAACCGTTGTAGGTAGAATCGTTCATGTGTGATGGGGTGAATGTCATGTTCTTATTATAGAGGATAAGCGACTAATGTCTGTCGCTTATATTCCAGTATCCGAAGTGTCCACTGGGGTGCTTTAGGTCTTCCCAGTTTCTTTCTTCCATTGCTGCGAACATGGCAGCAACCGCTGGATCTTTGGAAGCGGTGTCATTCATCATGACCCTTCCGCCATAATAAGATTTGAGAGAGTTTGTTTTGTTCATGTACTTATTATAGGGTATAGCATAGCGGTTGCTAGCTATTGTGGACCACTTCCCCATCTGTCACACGTACCCACTTAATCGGGGTAGTGTTGTTATTGATCCTAAAAATCATTTGCTCACCCCGCTGTTGAGATGCTATCTTATAAGCGGTGTCAATATCAGCGCAATAAACGCAGCCGCCCTCATCGAACTTTTGCCAGGATGCTGGCTGAACTGCCCAGGTTGTGATCATGATTTTTCTTTGTCCTTTGATTTAATTATAGCGGCAAGGTGCCTGCCTGATTCGAGAGCTAATGACAGTACCCGAAGTGTTCGCCCACCCGTTGACGGATGGGGCAAATATGGCATAGAATAATGTGACATTATTTAGAGAGTTGTTTTGAAATGTTATGTGCCACGAATCCACGGGCAGCATATGGAATGGTCACACGGTCGTCGCCGCGAGAGTATACAAAATGATTACCCCCGCAACGTTGAAACTCCCAACCGTTTTTCTTTGCCAGTTTCTTTAGTTGTCTTGTTGTCATGTGAATGCATAATGCGTTTGTACTTGAGAAATCAAAACTGCGTCCTGTCTGAATGCTCGCTTGTATGCTGCAGCGATTGCCTCAAACCTGGGCATGTAGTCTTGGACCTCGTTGTCTGCAATTTCAATGTAGAAAATTTTAGTCTTCTCAAACTCACCCTGCCAGATGCCTTCACCGTCAATGAAGGTGCCGTACTCAAATACGGGCATGATATCTGACTTGATGAATTCATTCATCATTGAATCTGAGACTGTGCCGCTGTTTGGAATGTTGCGACCCATTGTGATTTCAATTCTTTGCATGAGGCATGTGTGATGTGTACAATCTAATGATAGCAAAAAAGGTGACGGTTGCCCGCCACCCTGTGCCACTAGCTAGACTGTCACCCCACTGTCAAAATCAACTGTGCCTGTGCGTGTTGTGATGAACCATTCAAAGTTCTTTTGAAACACGCCGCACCCGTAAGCAAACTCAGAGCATAAAGCGTTCAACCTGGATTTGGTGGTGTTGGATCTCCAACCGCCGTCAAAGAGTTGAAGTGAATCGCCTTCGTATGTTCTGGTCACAGTTGCAATGTGATTGCCGTGTAGGTAAACAAAGGCATTGCCCCTGATATTCACGACCTCTGTGTTATCCTTCCTGAAATCAGATCCTCTTTTGATTGCCTGATTCATTTGTGATTCAATTTGGCGCATGGGTGAATTCCTTTGGTACTCTTTAATAATACATGAAAAAAGCACCCCGTGGGGTGCCTGTGTGTCAGTTCTTAAACTGGTTAGCTAAGCGTTGAACTTGGGGTTGAACAATGTTAAAACCTTTAACAAGGTCAGACACTAGGGCGTTGATCTCAAACTCATGAATTGCCCAACGTGCTTTAATGTCCTGGACATAGCGTGATGGGGTGATGAGTTTTGCAGTGCTAGGGCGTTTGATTGCTTTAGTCGCTGCTGGTTTTCTAGTCACTTTCTTTAGAGGTGTTTTGTTTGCCTCTGGTAGGGTGACCTTAACACCGCCTGAGAGTTCAACTGTTTGTCTCTTTGCTGCTGCTGCCTTTGGTTTGCGTGTTCTGGTCTTGCGTGCCACAGGTGTTTTAGCAGATGAGGTCATGAAGTAAATTCGTTTTGACTCTTCTATTATACATGGGCAGCGACACACCGCTAGCTATCATGTGCCACTT